AAAAGATACTGATATATATGATGGGGAAAGAGAGTGTGCCTGGTATAAAATAAAGGCTATCAAGAAGGTATTAATGACAGATGAATGCGATTATGTTGTTTGGATAGATGCAGATATTCAGATATTAAGACAGGATCAAAATTTGGAATATTTTATAAAAAAGTATCTTGAAGATACGGGGAAAGATTTAGCACTTATACAAGAAAATCCATTAAATACAGGGGTGATGTTTATTCGAAATTGCGATTTCAATTTGAAATTAATGGATCAATTATGGAATAATGATGACCAGTTACATGGACAATTCTGGGATCAATCATCTCTTTGTGATCTTTATGCAAGAGATCAAAATATTCGAGATCATGTTTATGTAATTCCCTATGTGGTACAGGATGAATTGGTTGTATTTTGGGCAAATTATTATCCAGGTAAACATTTCATGCTTCATTCAGCGAGATGTAACTTTGATAGAATCTCATTGATGTATCAGATGGATACATATTATATGTTCAAGATGGATGAGGAGACAGATGAAGAATATAAACAAAGACTACTTTATGTAACAACTGATTTAATTCGCAAAGATATAGATTGTTGGTTAAGAAAGGAATATGCTCCAAGAAAATATTCAGCGAGATGTCTGCGATATCTTAGGGGGGAAGATCCATTTTTTCATAAAAAATAAAACTTAATAATAGTTTTATTTTTCAAAAATAATATTTACTGGCAAAGCTTTTGGGAATAGCTTGTTGAGCAGTTATCAGCACCGGCACCATATCCATTGGTGATGCTAAAATATCCAGAGCAAGAAGGAGCAGCACCATTACCGGTTAGGGCGTTGTATCCAATGGATCCATAGTTAGGAACAATGTATACTCCAGAGGTGGTGGTAGCGGGAACAGGAGGGGAGTTCATTTGGCCTTGAGATTGACCATTATAACTTGATAGGCTTTTGTAAGAACATGCAAGACCGTTAGTTGACATTGACATTTTTATTAATAAAAAGAAAATATTAATTTTTTTATTTAATTTTTTAAAGTATCGCACAAGATTTGGATCGGTAATTTTCAAAACTCAGATAGTCAGGAGTCGATTCCGCAAATTTTTTAACCTTTACCATATTTACTTTCTTATGTTTAAAACAAAAAGCGGGTACATGTACAACATTTGGATTAGAACACATAATTTGATAATTATATTCGGCGACAGCTTCACAATCATTTTCTGTGCATAACATATTTGATTATAAAAATTTAATTTTTAAATTTGATTTATATTTAAAAATTTTGAAGATAATATAAAATGTCAATCCAAGTTAATATTGAAAAACTTTCCGATGAAACTCGCGAAAGGATAAATACTGAACTCACCATAGAAATTGAAAAAAGTAAGTATAACAACTTCGGTCCTAAAAAATTCTTACAACCTTATTCTCTTATTGGAAATACCGTTATTTTACCATTTGGTTACGCTGTAAGAGAGTTAGGTTGTGAAAGAAGAAAACGTGATGAATTCCCGGCAATAGATATAAAATTTGAAGCTTCTCTCAGGGATGAACAAAAGATTGTTAAAAAGGAAGCTATTGATATATTAAAAACGGGAAGTGTGATTATAAGTACTTTTACGGGATTTGGGAAAACTATTTTGGCGATTAATCTATCAACAGTTATAAAATTAAAAACTTTGATAATTGTGAATAAGATAGTTTTGATAAAGCAGTGGGAGGAAAGCATTACAAAATTTTGCCCGGCTGCTCTTGTGCAAAGAGTAACACCTCAAACAACAAAAAAAGAAGCTCATTTCTATATCATAAATGCTATTAATCTCCCAAAGATGAATAAAAAGTTTTTCGCAGATATCGGTACTCTTGTGATAGATGAAAGTCATTTGATTTTGGCAGAAACACTTTCTAAATCTCTTCAATGTGTTTCCCCGCGATACTTAATAGGATTAAGTGCAACTCCTTTTAGATATGATGGTATGAATTGCTTGTTTGATTTATATTTTGGAAAAGATAAGATAATCCGAGAGATGAATAGAAAGCATAACGTTTATAAAGTAATGACCGGGTTCACACCTGATGTAAAGAAGACGTCGATAGGTAAAATAAATTGGGGTGATATACTTGATAGTCAGTCAAAAAATGAACCTAGGAATGAACTTATCGTACAGATAGTAAAACACTTCAAAGAACGAAATTTTCTGATTTTGGTGAAGAGAGTTGAACAGGGTAATTTTTTATTGAAGCGCTTGACAGAAGAAGGCGAGGATGCTACAGATTTGATTGGGAGCAAACAGGAGTTCAATAAAGATGCGCGAATCTTGATCGGTACTTTACAAAAAGTGGGTACAGGATTTGATCATGATAAGTTGGATGCTTTGTTGTTGGCGACGGATCTCGAAGCTTATTTTATACAGATATTGGGAAGAGTGTTTAGAAAAAAGGATACAGAACCGATTGTTTTTGATTTGGTAGATAATAATCCTATTTTAAAAAAACATTTTCAGACAAGAAAGGAGACATATGAAGAACATGGGGGTAAGATGTTCGATTTTAAAAGAAGTTTTCCGGAATTCGTAAGTAAATAAAAAAAATAAAAAATAGTTTTTAATAAATGTTATATTTTGTTGGATTGTCGCTATTTGCTTTATTTCTAATAATTATGATAAATAAATATAATACTGACCAGTTCAAACCACCCTATAACTTTGAAAATATTCACCCCGCTAGTGTTTAAACTCGATTTAAACTTTTTAGTTATATATATAAAGATGGAATACAACGAGTATATATATAACATTCTTAGGCATCTAAAGGATTTAAAAATTGATAGATACCGCGCATCCAATGTCTTTATTCGTGAATTAGAAAAAAATATTATTGAAAGTGGGATATTAAAGGTCGTCCAACCTGGAAAAAAAGAACATATAATTGAATTAGTAAAAACTATAAAAAAATCATATCAAGTATGTGATACTCATAAAGAAATTGAAGATCATTACAAGGATATTTATACTTTAGTAAAAATAGAAATAAAAGAAAAATGTATTTTTCCAAAAGAAGACCGATCAGGGTGGTGTGTTGTTTTGTAATGTAGGGTAAACGATATTATGAATGTACCAACCAGTCGCCAGATATTTTTTAAAATTTTTTTCTTCGATATCGATATTCTCATTGAACTTATATAGCATATAAAATTCCCCTACAAGTTTAACTTGTTCAGGAGATAGTTTTTTGTTCTTCAAAGAAGATGATAGTTCGTCAAGAAACGTAGTTAGTATATCTTCCATTATTATTAATAAGAAGATAGGAATTATTTAAATAAAAATTATTTTAGATATCCTGTATTTTTAAGTTCGCGAATAAGATATTTTTCTATATCTTGATTTTTAACAGTGTATGGTATTTCAATCAAAGTAATTCCTACATCACGACACATTCTTCTTTTCAACTCATCTCTATATTTTTGGTTATAGAAGGCTTCTTTGTTCTTATGAAAATATGGAACATAATCATAATGTTGTCGGCCGTTGTATTCAACTGCAAGTTTCATTTTTTCATCGTAGCAATCAAGTTCCAGATTAAAGCTTCCACCGGTAACAGTATTATTCAAAAAATTGGGACGTTGTTTTCCGAAAGGACGGTTAAATATACTACTAAGAACACGACGAGCTTCAATCTCACCCTTACTTTCACCGACCTGTCTACCGGATGACGACGACTGCTCAGAAGAGCGGGGTTCATCGTTATAGTAATAATTATTAGAGAAAGTGCCTTTTTCGCCTGCTAAGTTATAGTATAAACCACCAGCAAGTAACAAAATGACGACTGCGGCTATGGTAATTTCAAATCTATATTCGTAAATCTTTTTAAGGAACTCAAACATTTATTTAAAAAAATAAAAAAAATAAACAGATAAATAGGTTTTAAATAGTTTTTCAAAATAACTTATTTTAAAAAAATAAAATAAAATAACTAATAAATATAATAATATGGTCTGTAATAATAATTTTTATGTGAAGAATGTAATTAACATACTATGCGATTATAGACTCATACCACTTAGCAATATGAACTTGGATGCTAAGGCCAATGCTTTATCGCGTTTGATGGTTGTTATATTTTTGGTTTTGTTATTATTTTTTGATTTTAAGTATTGCATAATGTTTTTAGTTTTTAGTTTATTTATAATTATTATTTTTTATTATTATAATAAAAGAAGTATGAGCAGAACAGAACATTATAAAAATATTCCTCTTCGAAGTGGTTATAGAAATACCCAGACATATAATAACCATGTATTAACTTCATCAGATGCAAGAGAAGAACTATTAAAAAATCCACCGACCGCCTACAGATTCTGTAATGATTTTGAAAAAATAGAAGTTAATGATCAAGCATATGAATCAAGAAATCAGAAACTTGTCGGGAAAGCAAATCCAAAAACTTTAATAGCGCCTGTTATCATTCCTCCGATTGCCGATTTATCATATTGGAAGGCAAATAACCTTGTAAATCATTCAGCTATCAATAGCCAAAGCAATTACGATGTTTATAATTCCGGATATCAAGTATCAACTTGTTGTGGGAATACTGACGATTTATATATTGCACAAAAAGAAGATTATAAAAATTATTTAATGCAAGATTTGGCTTCGCATGCACCTACCCAAGCACCTTCGCGGGCACCTTCGCGAGCACCTTCGCGAGCACCTTCGCGAGCACCTACAGAAGCGCCTACTCATGCACCTACCGCAACACCCTACCCAATGGATGATAATTGTGAAGATATGGATAATATTAAATTTCCTTATGTGAGAGAAAATGAGCCTGGTTATGTTGATACCGCGTGTGGATACGATCCGACACAATTAAAAAAGAATGGCTTACCTACGAATTTTCCTTCGACAATATATGACAAGACTAATCCTGAATTAAAAGATTACAATCATAATATTTTTACACAGATAATTCAACCTGGTGTGTATACGAAAAGTGAAATCATTGAACCTATTAATTCCAATATAGGAATATCATTCGATCAACAATTTGAGCCTGTTACTTGTAAGGTTGGAAAAAAGGGAATCACATATACTGAACACGATCCACGAATTATGAAAGTCGAAAAAGGTCCAGAAGAAGTGTATGATCCTATAACTGAGTCGACCGTTTATGATGGGCGTTTTAGTGGGTATGGTACATCATATCGTTCATATACAGACGATAATACAGGTCAGACACGATTCTATTATGATGATGTGGATGCAATCAGAATGCCTAATTATATAACAAGAAGTAATATTGATTTTATGCCGGAGGCTGATACTTATGGTCCAATGATAAATGAACACGGAAATGAACTTAATAGCTATATAAGGGGGTTAGCGAATGATCAATTTACGAGATCGGCCATGGAATTCAGAACAGGACTTCAGCGAAGTTTGATGCGTAAGATAAATGCGAATGCATGGCAACAAAAGATGTACCCTATTCAAAAATCATCACAGAGAATGCTTGGTGGTATGGGACGAGTATAATGAAAATATTAAACTTAATTATAGTTTAATATTTATTTCTAAATCTTCCAAGTCTTGGACCGAGCCATCGAAAATACTAAAGATATCATTTATTAGATTAGTGGAGTTTTTCAAATGCGATATTTCATTTTTTAGGGAAGGGGTGTTAAATATAATTGAAGTTATCAAATCGTAATAATCCTTCTTGTACACATTGTGCTCGTCGATACTAGAACCATCGAAATCAAATAAAACGAAATTGTCATCCCGTATACCTATATTATCGATTCGAGCATCTCCATGAAGTAAGTTGTTTGTGTGAAAACCGTATAGAGCCTTGGAAATATCCCATACAAGTTTGTGAAGGTTATCCTTAATAACCTTAGCCTTCTTTTCAGCCGTGAAGGAATTCAGGGGAGTTATCTTTTTCCATACAATGATGTCGTTGGCTGGTAAGAAGTAAACATAGTTAGATATGTACCTGTTGAGATCGAAGGATACCCCAAGGTCGTTGTTTGTTATGTCTCTATTTAAACTTGTCAAAAGTTGAACAATACGAAGGGGTACATTTTTGTTTTTAAAATATTGATATACATAGTCGCTAGAGGATACGAACACAAAAGAGGTATCGTTACTAGATTTTATATCGAAGGGGGAAGATATATTCATTCGTTCGACAACTGCAAGAACAGCTTCTTTTGAAATACAATAGTCATCAATAAAATGATCTACGTCCGCGATATCTAACATTCTGAAATTTTCCTATTTTTCGAAAAAAAAAATCAAATTTAAAAAATATAATCTAAAAGTTCATTTTTTTTAAATTAAAAATGACCAAGAATAATATACGGATTGTTAAAGTACCTATTCCTGAAAATGAAAAAACGTCCAATAACCTTCAAGTTTTCCCAAAGATGCCAAGATTGTACCTAGAATTGTTAGAGAATAAATCGAAAATCAAACAGGATTTGATAAATAAAGATTATGTACCTGATGAAAGAGTATCTAATTCTGAAAAAAATATCAGTACATTGGTACAAGATGTTGAAAAGGAGGATGAAGATCTAAAGAAAAATGAGAGTGATAATGATGATGATAATAGAAAAGTTGATAGTGATGATGAGGATGTTGTTGTAGAAAAAAAATACGATTCGGATGTAAGCGATGATGACGTTCGAGAACGTAAGAGAAAGACTTACGATAGTGATGATAGTGTTAGTGTGCAGAGTGAAAAAAGAAGTAAATCATCCGCTGATGATTTAAGTGATCGCTTGAAAGAGCTTTTAAAAGAGGATGATAAAGATGATAGGAGAGCGCCTAAAAATGTTAAGGTAGATAAGTATAGTCGTCGTCGTGATGAGACAAATACACGTAGAGAATCATCTTATAATGAACCTCCAAAATTGTCGGATATTGATTCTGGGAATTTTAAGAAAGAATTTAGGAATATAGCATATGAGCAGGATGATGATGAAGATGCAAAAAGAGAACTCATTTTCAAGATGGGATTATTAAAGAAATCTTATCCAAATGCTGTCATACAGGAATTCAGTATCCATTCTGATTATAGCAATATGAAGAAAACGTATGATGATACAGTTAGGCGTTTGTCGTTGGATTCGACTGTTGATAATTATAAGACCTATTTAATTGGTGGTTTTATGGTGACAGAGTTTGTGTTGGGTAATTATTTAGGGTTTGATATGCAGGGATTTACACAGCAGCAAATTGTGTCTATGAACAACTATGAAAAATTGTTGATCGAGTTGGGAGAAAAATCGTATGCACCGGAGGGGTCGTCTTGGCCTGTAGAAGTGCGATTATTGGGAATGATTCTTATCCAGGCCGGTTTGTTCATCGTTTCAAGAATGATTATGAAGAAAACGGGTTCGAATCTACTTGGAATGATTAATAATATGAATATCAATAATCCAGTTAATCGTCCGACAAATAAGAGAAAGATGAAAGGTCCATCGATAAATTTGGATGAGATGCCAGATATAGCTGGAGATGATAATGTTTAAATATTAAACTTTTTATTAGTTTGATATTTAATTAGTTCGTTACTTGATTTGCTAGTTCTGTACTGAACTTAGTATTCTGGTGCATATCTGAGATGTCTTCATTTATCTTCTGTGCTGTGTCTTTTATAAATCCGTATTTGTCTTTCTTTGTAAAAAAATTTCTTCTATCCTCTTCGTCTGGGACATAATTTTTGATTTTGTCATCATACTCAAAATATAAATTATGCGTTTTCTCTTTTAATGCTGGTTGGATTGCACCTATTAGTTTATTTGCGTTTTTATCTTTTACGACGTCGCCTTTCTCATTTTTGTATTTAAACATTTGTCTTGAGGCGTCAACGCAATTATATAAAAGATTTCCATTTTCATCCTTAATTATTTCATTGGTTACGAATTTAGCGATACCTGCAATACCATCAACAATATGATCACTGTTTAATTTGGTTGAAACAATATTAGAAATACGTTCATGTGATAAATCTAAAGGCGCAAGAAGAAGAATTTTTGTATTGTTATTGGTAGTACTTGAAGTGGGTTTAGAGATAGCAGTTGTTGCTAGTCTTTCAAGTTTATCTTGAAGTTCTTTTATTTGTTCTTTGTATGTATCTTCTTGTTTTTGAAGTTGTTCTTTGTGTGCATCCTCTTGTTTTTGAAGTTGTTCTTTGTATGTGTCTTCTTGTTTTTTGTAATTCTCAATAATACTTTCTTGTTTTGCTATAATAATATCTTTATCTTTGGTGTGTATAATAATATTTATATCTTTACATATTTTCGTATGCGATATTAAAGTATTTTTTGCTGTAAAATTTTTATCACAATACGTACATTTAAATTTTTCTGT